CTAATACATTTTTCAGCCGAAATTCCACCGGCATAAAATTTATATGGATCAGCCCCCTTTGTCTTCATTATCTGTATGCACAACTTATCTTGTATTTCTGGACTAAACTTTTCTGTAAGACTAATTCCGGCTTTTGATGCGGCATCTTTTAATGTACTATGAGTTATTTGATATCTTCCAAGAGGAGAAGCTCCTTTGGTTTTTAATATAGTGTTTCCATATTCAATAACTTCTGCTATGGTATAGCTTGTTAAATCCTTATTGTCACTAGAACTATAAACTGCAGTATAACTTCCTCGAGATTCAAAGCGAGCAATCAAATCTAGTATTTGTCCAATAGGACCTTTTATATAGCCTTGCGCAGGACCTGGAACACTATTAACTAATGTTTCTGTTTGTCTAGTAGCTATATCTGTTGCAAATTCTTCTTCAGATTTCTTAAGACTATCTGTAGCACTTATAACTAAGTGCCCTAATCCACTTGCAATAGTTCCTATAACAATAGGTACCTGAGCATCTTTTCCGTCTGCAAAGAATCCAAATACATGTGATCCTTCTACTAATCCAAGAGGTGAATGACCAATCCCAAATATTCCTGCAGATGTTACGGGTTGAATTGGAATAGCCCATGGTAAATGATCATTTTGAATTAAATTTTCATCATCAGTATGAAGACCAAATACTCGAACACGAACACGACCGAGCTGTAATGGATCGCTATGTCTATTTACAACTCTTCCGAAAAACCAATGGAAGCCATCTTTTCCCATAAAATGATTTTCTTGCATTATATACCTTTAGCATTTGTAATAGGTGGGTCCAATTCAATATTAATAAAAGGATTTGCCGCAACTTGGTCACCAAGTTCAGAGTTTATTACTCCCTGTGAAAATCCATTCTTAAATATGTCATATGTACAATGATATGAGTCTGAAGTTAATTTATGATGTATTGAAGTTACTAGAAAATAACCAGACATGTATTTGTCAAACTTTGATCCTGAAGTAAATCCATCTATTTCTGGTAAATCAATAGTAATCACATCTCCAGCACCAATTTCAGTATCCCCATATACTTCGATAGAAAACATATTCTGAACAAGTCTAGACATATATGATGCTCTATTTGGATATATTTCTTCTAGATATGTTTTGTGCTTAGAATCTGTGTTATTTGGAATAAAAAACACTTTAGTGTGTTTTCCACTAACTGGATCTACTTCACCATTAGCAATAGAAAATATTCCAAAAATTTTAGGTGGTGCTGATGGGCTTTGTGTTACGGATCTTATAAAATCTAGACTATTTTCCGGAAATGTAGTACCAGTATTGGTTGATCCTAATGTATTAGAATCTTTATATTTATCAAGAAACTGAAAAATATTAGGAGTTACACTTCTATTAATCAAATCATATACTATAACGTCACTTTCAAAATATCCATTTCTTAGTTTTTCTATAGTATCAAATTTGTGTAATTGATTCATACTGATTATAGTTTTATATGCAGAACCTTCATCGTCATGTCCCTTTCCAGGATGGATACTACGTTGTCCCGGGACATTCCCGCTAGAATTAGTTGGATTTTGATAATAATAACGGTATATACTAGAAAAGGTAGAATTTACTCTATTATCTTCTTGTTCTTTTAAAATCTTTTCTTTTCCACGCTGTATCAAATATTCAATATCGCAAAAATTAAATCCATCCTTATTTTCAAAGAATAGATATGAAGCAGAAGTGAAAAGCTTATCAGCAATTGATCTTCTAGCTAAAAGATCTAATGTTTCCAATGGACTAAGTTTAGGGATAACTAATTGTTGTTGTCCTCTAGTCTGTTGTATTTGATAGATTTTTTTGCGCTTACCATTTTCTGTTTCTTCATTAACCATTAGATAGTTTTCTAAAATATCTTGTACTATATTACCAATATTATCACGATAGCTTTTTTGAACTAATGTAGTACTATCTATAAGATGTTCTTCTGAACAAAAATTTAATACATAATTTCTAGATTTTAAATTTTCATCGATGCTTATGTTTTTGACTGAGTATACAAAGAAACGTCTAAATACTTCTGGTGTATCATCGAAAAGAGAATATCTAATTTCTAGATATTCTTCTCCGACTATAGGAAATGAGTCATTTGGGTTTTCTGATAGTTGTATACCATTTAACAAGTTAACAGAATCTTTAATGGCTGCTTCACCATAAAGAGTTTTAGAAAATATATCTTCATAGATTGATACGTCTACTATAAGTGAAGAGATATCAATAGATTTACTATTATCGACATTCTTCAATACTGCTCTGAATGTTTTTAATGATCCAATGCCTCTATGATTTTCACTCGTCGCAGGATTTTTATTGTTAGTAGTATTAGGCATTCATCATCTCTTTAAATTGTCCATCTATAGAAGACAATAAAGCTCGGTTTAATAGTTTAATGTTTCGTTTATTTTCATTTTGTTCTAATTCATCATCATATGCATATACTGTTGCCCAAACAGCGGGATCTACTGACGCAGTATATTTGCTAATTCTTATATCATCATTCATAATAGTTTTGGTCCAATTATATCCATTTATAGATGGATCATATAAAGATTCTAATATAAAATCATTGGTAGAATTGTTGATATAATATGTTATAGGTAGTTTCTTATAATAAGATATTTGAGATTTGGCAGCTGCGATGCTTCCATATTTATTTTGAATATATCGATCTAAATTTGTATTTGATAGAGGCCAATCATAGTATGGATCTATTATATCATTGCATAAAAATATAATCCATGTATAATTTGGATCACCATAATAATCGTATGCAAGACTATCGGCACTTTCACCGTCTTTTATGGTGTATGAATAAAAATTAGTAGCTGTTACTTTAAAGTTATCAATAATTTTAGAACGCAGTGTAATATTTACTGCAGCAGTATTATTATAATTTATACGAGGAAATGAAGAAAAATATAAGCTCACTTGTTATTATCCTATATTGAAACCAAGGGTTTGTGCTCCACTTTTTATCGTTTGTTGTAGCCCAGCACTAAGATCACTACCGAATGTATTATCGCTAGTTCCGCCATAATCTTCAGATGTAAGAATTGCGCGTTCTTTAAAGGTCATTGATATATCGATAACTACTGGACTGTTTGTTTTTCTAAAAAATGCAGGATGGCCATCGCCGTCATATCTAATATTAATGTTTTCCAAAAAACAACCAAATTTGCTAATTGGGATTAATCCAATAGGTTTAAATTCTATAAAAGCTATAGATGGATATGACAGAGTAAGAGATGCGCCATATATTTTTCTAGGAAGCGCGTTTCTTTTTAGAGTCTGTACAATATCAGTAAGAGTGCTGCTTTCAGCTTCTGTTTTAGCTACAAATCTCCAACTAAAAGCGTGTTCTCTTAATTTAACACCTTGGAAAGACAATGACATATTTGGATTTGTAGCAAGTCCAGTTCCTTGATCTATAGCAGCTCCGGCAGCATTTCCAATATCAGATGCCGCTTGAGCCAGTTTAGTCAATCCAGCATTTCCTAAAACAGATGAAGCTAGATCACCTAATGCTCCGGCAGTGGATGTAGCAAAAAACCTACCTGCTGCAACTCCACCCGCAGCAAGCTTTCTAGCGTTTTTATCTGTACTAGAGAAGGTTCCTAGAATTCCACCTACTAAACCTAATGGCACCTCATCATACTGAAGATTTGTATTGTCCTCAATTCCAGACATTGGTAAAGGAAGAGTAATACTATCACTAGGAAAAAGCTTTGGGGGTTCTCTTGGGTTTCCACGGCTATATGTTTGTAAGTATATGGTCATATTATGATTATATATTGTATCATCAGCCGGAAACTTTAATATTCGACCGGTTGCTTTACTATCTGATACACATATATTTGGATTATTTGGGTCTGTTGTGGCCATTTTACTTCCGAGTGATAAATACTTCTAGTCAATTATTTATAGTGATTTCATGGCGTATAAAGGTCCGTTCAAACCAAAGAATCCAAATAAATATAAAGGAGACCCTACCAACATCATTTATAGGAGTCGGTGGGAGTCATTCTTTATGTCAAAATTGGATCTTAACGATAGCGTCATCTCTTGGGCATCAGAAGAAATCGTCATTCCTTATAGATCTCCATTAGATGGAAGAATTCATCGATATTTTCCTGACTTTTATGTCAAGTCAAAGAATCCTGATGGAACTATATCAGAAATGATCATAGAGATCAAGCCTCTTAAAGAAACACAAGAGCCAAAGCAGAACAAGAACAGAAATCGTTATCTAACTGAAGTCAAGACTTATGTTATAAATAAGACTAAGTGGGACTATGCCCGTGCATATTGTGCAAATAAAGGGTGGGACTTCATAATCGTTACAGAAAAAGATCTAGGACTCAACTTTTAATGGCTATTGCTAATCTATCTACATCTCCTAACAAATATATCTTTAGTGATATACTAAAGAAGGGTTCTAGCCGCAGTTTTGTGGCTGGAAAGACGGATGATGCAATAAGATGGTATAGAAATACTGCTAAAATGTTCACATCGGTCAATAGAGATCGACTATTGCGTGAGAAAAGTCAAATTAGAACCACAGTTGAACCTGGAAGTATGTACATGTTTGCCTATGAAGCCAAACACAAGGATACTCTACCGTACTATGATGCTTTTCCGGTGATTTTTCCGGTAAGACTGCTCGATGATGGCTTTTTAGGCCTAAATTTTCACTATCTACAACCTAGATTACGCGCAATGCTCATGGATTCGCTTTATACGCTCAATACTGATCCAAAAATGACTCAAAAGTCTAAAATTCAGCTGAGCTATCAACTGCTTAGAAGTGCTTCTCAGTTTAAGTACTTCCAGCCGTGTTTAAAACGATATCTATATTCTCAATTTAGATCTAGATTC